TTAACTATTCAATTTACTGATTTAGAAGTTCTACAAAAACATTATTCTGAATTACTTAGAAAAGAATTACCTACAGAAGAAAAAGAAGAACAAAAAACAGGAGCCTAATCTATGGCCCTAGGAGTCACCGCATATTCAGAAGCTGCTTTCAGCACGGAAGATTCAGATGTAATTATATATGCATCTGGTATAGAAATGACTATGCAGGAAAATACTCCTGCTATTACAGCTGATGCAAACGTACCTATTACAGGTCAAGAACTAACTTCTACAGAAGGAACTGTTACAACTTTCTCTGGTGCTTTTGTTCCTGTTACCGGAGAAACTTTATCTGGATCTTTAGGAGATGTTACAGAATCTTCAGCAGATTCAGATGTTCCTGTAACTGGTTTTGAATTAACTACGAATGTAAATAATCCTACACATGATACATTAACCGCTTTTGGTGAAGCACCTTTTGCTACACTAAGTCCAGCTACTTTTAATATTCCTGTTCAAGTAGAAGCTACTGTTGGTGGTATTGCTGTAGGAACTGAACTACCTATGTTATTAGGTAATGTTGCAGCTATAGGTACAGGTGAAGTTTTACTTTCTGGTCAAGAATTAACTATGCAGGAAAACAGTGCAACTGTCACTGCAGATGCAAATATTGCTATAACAGGTCAAGAATTAACTGCTGCAGAAGGTACAGTTGTCTTAGACGCAAATACATTTGCTGTAGTTTCTGGTGAAGCAATGACTGCAGAAGAAGGAATAGTGGATCCTTCGCCTGATGCATCCGTTACTGGAATTGGAATGTCTGCAGCACTAGGTCTTGGAACAGTTACTGCAGGTGCTAATATAGATGTAATAGGTGAATTATTAACAGCAGGAATAGGAAGTTTAACTGTAACAGCAGATGCTAATACGGATGTAACAGGAGAATCGTTATCAATAGCTGAAGGAACTGTTTTTGCTTTTGCTGATGTAGATGTTGCAGTAACCGGTCAAGCAATGACTATACAGGAAAATGCTCCGACAGTTATTGGAGATGCAAATGTTTCTGTAACAGGAATAGGCTTTACAGCAAATCTTGGAACAGCAGTATTAGATGCAAATACTTTAGTAGATTTGACGGGTCAAGCAATGACCATGCAAGAAGGTCAAGCAGACGCAACAGATTCTGTTGCTAAACCGACCGGTATAGCCATGACAATGGCTTTAGGAGACGAAAAAACCGTAGTTTGGACTGAAGTAGATACTGGATCCACATCAACATGGACAGAGGTAAATCAAGGCTCTTCTAGCATTTGGACAGAAGTTGACACTGCTGCATAAATGGATATTATAATATAATTTAAGGAATCTAATATATGGCAAATACTACATCAGCAAGTTTAAAATTAACGGTTCAGGCAACCGGAGAAAATTCAGGAACTTGGGGACAGATTACAAACACAAATTTATTAATTCTTGAACAAGCTATTGGTGGTTATGATGCAGTTGGAGTTACTTCAGGTGCAACTTTAACTTTTTCAAATGGTGTTTTATCTAATGGTAAAAATCAAGTTATAAAATTAACTGGAACTATTACATCAAATGTAGATGTAGTTATTCCTGATTCTATTGAAAAAACCTATATTGTTGAAAATGCTACTACAGGTGCTTTTACAGTTACTTTTAAAACTAGTTCTGGAAGCGGTATTACATGGAGCGCGACAGATAAAGGTAAAAAAATTCTATATTCAGATGGGACAAATATTCTAGAAGGAGTTACCTCTACAGGAGATATAACTACAGGAAATATAACTTCAGGAAATATAACTTCAGGAGACATAACTTCTGGGGCTATTACTGGATCAGGTCATATTATTCCTGGTGCAAATGACACTTATGATTTAGGTACCTCTGTTGCAGTATGGAGAAATATATACACAGGTGACTTACATCTAAGTAATCAGTTAAAATCTGAAGGAAATATAGTAGATGGAAGTAAAGGAAATTGGACTTTACAAGAAGGTAAAAATGATATATTTATGATAAATAATATATCTGGAGAAAAATTTAAAATTAAACTAGATAAGGTGTAAGGTAAAAATATGGCGATTATTTCAAACGGAAACACAATCATAGACGCTGGCGCAATTGATGCCAACGAAGTTAACACAACTCAAATAGTTAATAGTGCAGTAAATAATGATAAGATAGCTGCTGCAACTATTGCACTTGCTAAATTGTCCGCATCTGGGTCACCAAGTGCTTCTACTTTTTTAAGAGGAGATAATACTTGGGCAGCGGCTGGCGGTGGTGTTAACACTCCAGCTTTTTTAGTAAGACGTATTTCAAATCAATCTTTTTCAGCTTTTTCATATGTTAAAGTTGAATTAAATTCAGAATTATTTGATACTGCTGGTGCTTTTGATAGTTCAACTAATTATAGATTTACTGTTCCAGCTGGACAAGGTGGTAAATATGTTTTTTCTTTAACATCAACAATTTATAGCGCATCTAACGATGTAGCATCAAATGAAACATCTTTATACAAAAATGGTTCTCAGTATGTAAATAGTGCTTGTAGTGTAAGTGGGGGCTCAACTAGGTTTAGTAATTTTAATAATTCATATACATATATAGATACTGCTAATGCTGGTGATTACTATGAAATGTATGTTCGTACAGCAGCTACATCACCCCAAATTGCAACAAATGCTACACATTTTAGTGGATTTAAAATTATAGAATAGGATAAATTATGGCACAACTAAGTACAAAAATAAAATTATATGTAGATGCAGAAGTAGATTTTACAAAAGATGTTTTACTTCAAGATGATGGTCAAGGTGTATATATTAAAGAGTGGAACTTAGATATTGCACAACCAACTCAAGCACAATTAGATGCACTAGATGCACAAGCAACTACTTATGAGAACAATGAAGAGATTAAAGCAACTAGAAAATCTTTATATGGTTCTTGGGAAAGCCAATTAGAAGAAATTTATGATAATGGCATTGATGCTTGGAAAGCAAGAATAGCACAAATTAAAGCAGATAATCCTAAGTCATAAAATAAGAAATCTTGATATAATTTTTAATATAGTATATTTTATCATCAGGATAAAACTATGCTACAAAAACTCAATTTTAAACCTGGTTTCAATAAAATGGTCACAGACTCTGGTGGAGAATCACAATGGGTTGATGGTGATTTTGTTAGATTTAGATATGGACTTCCTGAAAAAATAGGCGGATGGAATCAATTAACTATTGGACATAAAACTCTTCCAGGAGCCGCACGTGCACAACATACTTGGACATCTATAGATGGTGAAAGATATGCAGCTATTGGTACATCACAAGGATTGTTTTTATATTATGATGAAGATTTTTACGATATTACTCCATTAGATACAGCTATTACTGGAGCAACTTTTGATGCAACAACTGGTTCTGCAACGGTTACCGTTAATAAAACTTCTCATGGATTATTAGATGGAAGATATATTACATTTTCATCTGTTACCGTTCCAACTGGTTCAGGATATGCTACTTCTGATTTTACAGATAATACTTTTGAAATTGCTAATGCCACAGCTAATACATTTGAAATTATTATGCCTTCTACTTCAGCAGGCACCACTTCAGGAACAGGTTCAGCACAAATTGATCCATATGTAATAGTAGGTCCAACTTTTCAAACTGCAGGTTATGGATGGGGTACTTATCTTTGGGGAGATTCTACATGGGGTACTGCAAGAACTATAAGCAACGTGGTTCTGGCTCCAGGCAACTGGAGTCTTGATAACTTTGGACAAATATTAATTGCAACTATCAGAGATGGAAGAACTTTTACATGGAATGCAGGAGCTGCAGGAGCAAGAAGTATTAGAGCAACAATTATGACTGGTGCACCAACTTCAACAAGACTTACACAAGTATCAGATAGAGATAGACATGTATTTCATTTTGGAACTGAAACTACTATTGGTGACAGTACTACACAAGATCCAATGTTTATAAGATTTTCAAATCAAGAAGATTATAGCACCTATCAACCAACAGCAACTAATACTGCAGGTACATTTAGACTCGATAAAGGTAATGTTATTGTGGGAGCTGTATCTGGTAAAGATTACACATTAGTATTAACAGATAGCTCTGCATATGTAATTCAATATGTAGGTCCACCATTTACTTTTTCAGTCAGACAAGTAGGTACTAACTGTGGATTGATTGGCCAACATGCATTGAGTTATTCTAATGGTGTTGTTTTTTGGATGTCTGGTGAAGGTGGATTCTTCATGTATGATGGTACGGTTAAAGCCATACCGTGTTTAGTAGAAGACTTTGTATTTACAACATCTGGAGATAATTTAGGAATTAATTATAATTCTGCAGAAGTAGTTTATGCAGAACATAATTCTTTATATAATGAAATTAATTGGTTTTATCCAAAATCAGGTTCAGAACAAATAGATAGATGTGTTACCTATAATTATGGAGAAAATTGTTGGACAACTTCTTCATTAGCAAGAAGTAGTTATATTGATCAAGGTGTATTTGATTTACCTTATGCAACACAATATAATAAAACAGGATTACCTAATTTTCCAATACAAGGAATTACAAATACTTATGGTGCATCAACTTACTATGCCCATGAAACCGGAACCGATCAAGTCAATAGCAGTGGTACTACTTCTATTAATGCTTATATTCAATCTGGAGACTTTGACATATCGGCAACAAGAGATATTACCGGTCAATCAACAGGAATGGCA